TTATTGACCTCCTGGACCACCAGTGCTACCACTTTCTCCACCAGGAGCACTTTTTGTACGACCTCCATGTGCTGTCGAATGCCTTTTAGTAGCAACAGATGAAGCTCTTTTTTTAGCATACTTTTTTCTTTTAGAAGGCTTTTTCCTTTTAATTGATTTTTTGCCTTTACTTAACCTTTCATAGGTTGCTTGTAAATCAGAAGTAAGCATGTTTATTTTTGGTTTAACGCTTGTCATATTAAGTACTCGCTACAAAAACTTCAACATCTACAGCATTAGAAGATGAGTCTATTAGTACGCTTTCTAAATCATGCAAAGTAGTTTCTATAGTCGCATTAGCATCACTAACTGCTATACTGTCATGAGGAGTTCCCATTATAAAACTTTGTCCAGGTGCAAGGGCAATAGTAGCTGATTCATCTGCTGCAGAATCATCTTCTCCAGCATCTATTTGAAAAGAAAGATTAATAGTATTTGAATTATCTAAATTACTTATCCTTAAATATTTTGCATCCTGTATATCAAGAGCCACATCACTTGCACTTGTTGCAGATTTAAATGAAACTACAGTTGTATCCGCATCAGCAGGAATAGTTAATATTCTTTTATAAATTTCATTAATACTAGCTATAGAATGGCTTCTAGTGCCTCCAAAGCTTTGTCCATTTAAACTTATACTTTCTGTTAATGTTACTGTTAAGGTTGATGCTACTACTGTACTTGCCATAATTTATCCTTTTATTAGTTCACCCCATAGTGAAGTTTTACCGTTTATTATTTGTATTATATGCACCGTAAATAAACCTCCTTTAAAGAAATCTACTATTGCGAATGCATGTGCCCAATTTATTGCTCTATTTGCTAGCCACTCATTAGAGTTTGGACCCATATCTTTTAAGCATCCTATACTCCATGCTGCTTTAGGCCCATCTATATGAGTAGCTGTTATATGCTGTAAATCGTGCCAGTGCCCATACATTACATTGCAACCCATTTTTCTAATGTGGTTTGCTGCATGATATTGCCCACCATATTGATGCCCATGGTAAAAATAAAGCTTCCCCATTTTGAGGTGCTTTCCGAACTGATAGTACTTATAACCTCTACCTTCGAGGTCAACAGCACTGGCGAATTTATATTGTGGAATGTAAGGATACTTTTCAACAGCGTAGTTAAGCCAATTATCATGATTACCCTCCGTTATATATTTATCTTTACATCCTGCTTTATCAAGAGATTCATCTATTTGATCCATCCCTTTGTTTACATCTTTTACATCTTTATTAAAATCATCAATAAGATACTCAAGAGGTGGTGCTTTCTTTCTTTTAAACCTCCATGCTGAAAATGCATTCCATTCTCCAACATCTCCCAAATCAACATAAGAATCTGGTTTTACAATTTCTATCGTTTGCTTTAAGCAGTTGATAGCTTTTTGGTCGTGCAAGGGGAAGTGCTTGTCTGGTGTTACTATTACTCTTTTAACAACCCCTACGTCTTGTTTTGGCATAGGTCCTCTTCTTTAATTATAGTTCTTTATAGATCTTTATAGCCATGTATATTAACGTAGCTATAGCTGCTAATGCACTGAAAAAGGGAGGTGCTATTTCAAGCCAACTAGTTAGCGATCCTCCCATTCCTACAGTCACTGTTTTCAGTGTATCTTCCATTAACCGCCTCTTCTCTTTCTTGCAGTCATGCTTCTTTTAGTTCTTCCAGCTTTAGACATTCCACCCATAGCTTTTCTTACAGGTTTTACTCTAGTTGCAGCTTTTGCTGGAGCTTTCTTTTTTGCAGCTTTCTTTTTTTTAGGCCTTCCAACTTTAGACCCGTATGTTCCTTTTCCTCTAGGCATTGTATCTCCTTTTATTGTTTATTTCATTTTTAAATATAATAATACTGCATCTTCAGTATAAACTTTATCAAAGCATCCCCAAACAATATCTGCTGGAGCTATAGTAATATGTTTGGACACATCATAAGTTCCATCAGTGCTTAAATGGTCACCTATTAAAGATCTTGCAGCTACTTCGCAATCTGAAGCAAAAAATCCTGCTTTTATACCTAAGATACAATCTACATCTACAAGTTCATTTTCTCCTGCAACTACAGTCCTAGCTGACTCACTGCTTCCAGTAGGATGCCAATAATAAGCAACACATTGACCTGCTGAAATATTTGATGCTTCTTTAGCTATAAAATTTCTTATTCCTTTATTTGCCATTGGATCCTTTTTTTACTATTTTTTTAACTTTACCATTATGAGTTCTAGCAAACTTATGCTTTTTAGTTTCTCTAATTAAAGTGCCACTATATCTTTTACCACCATACATCCAGCTAACTTTTTTACTCATACTACTTTCCTATGTATGCTATTATATAATCACCACTAGCAACTTTAACTTTGTCAAAGCAACCATAAACAATATCACCATTACCTAAAGTAACAGCACTACTTCCATTATAAGTTGCAACACCTGAACTTATATTTGTACTTAGATCATCTCCTGGAGCTTCGCCATACGTTTGAGCTTCAACTTCAGCTTCATCGTCTATAGCTTTTAATGCTATAAAATATGTCACATCAGTATAATTACCTGCACCGCATACAGCTTCAGCATTGCTTATTATTTTAAATCCTCTTTGTCCTAAAAATAAATTTGAACTTTCATCTCCAGTAAATTCTTGTAGCCCACTATGTTTTGCCATTATTATCCTCTTTGTTTACCATTTTACTTTATTAGCCCAATAAGCTGCAGACATTTTACCTTTTTTAATATTTTTCCCATGTCTAGCTTTAAATGACTTTCTTCTTGCTTTTTGTTTAGCAGGTTCACCTTTTTTAGGTTTACCTGCAGTTTTAACGCCCTGTTGTCCAAATCGTATAGTTTTAGTTTTATCGCCTTGCTTGGCAACAACAATATGAGATTTAGTTTTATGCCCAGGAGTTCTTTTAGGTTTGTTGTAACTAGAAACTCCAGCTCTTTTTAATTTTGAATCTTTCTTCTTTACTGTCATTAGTGATAACCTCTCATTAACTGTAAAGCAGTTAAACTATTTGCACTAGGGCTTCCAGCCATAATTTTTGTAAACCTTCCATATAAAACATCTTCTCCTGAAAGTATGCAATTAAAAACATTACTTGTTTCGTCAAATTGGTCTGCACCTCCATTTCCATTTACTAGATTAACAGGATGTGTGCTTGCTTCAAGCCCTGATGTAACTCCAGTAAATTTACCTTTTCCTCCATCTATCATTACAGCTTGAAATATTGCACTTGTAGCAGCAGCAGATGGTCCGTAAGAACAATTTTTTATAGATATCCAATGTGATATGCCAGGCACATTTTTATACCAAAATATATCAGAATTGTCACCATGGCTCATAGCTCCATAACTATGAACATTTCTTGTGACAGTAAGTTCATCAGGATTGGCACTTGCATCAATAGCAGTAACTTGCATTATTTCTCTTGCTTTACCTGCTGATTTATCATATACAACAATGTAATCATTTGCCGCTATTCCTGTTTCTACTATATCACCATCATCTATTGTAATAGTATCAACAGATGAATTAATAGCTGCGGCTAATTTTGCTCCTGTGTGAGTGTATACAGCTTCAACTCCAACAGGATGATCTGCAGCATTTACAATTTCCATATATCTTCCATCTAATCCAGATCCATATGCAGAGTTAGTATTTGAAGAAAGCATGTCAAATCCACCTTGTCCTAATTGCAAGTTAGATAATTCAGTGCCATTGTAATGTTTTATACTGTGGCCCATTACCAGCTCCAAGAATTTAAAATATCATCAAGCCTGCTTTGCATTCCATCTACAATACCCATTACACTTTCTTCTGGTTCAATTTGCAAATCCATGCCCATATCATTTTGCATTTCATTTAATCCTTGCTCAGACATAAATGCTTCATATAGACCTTCTTCATCCCACATAATTTCATCATTATCACCATAACCCATTATAAATGTGTCAATATAATCTGGATCAAGATCTATCATTTGATCAAACCATTGATTGTACTGAATGTCTTCATCTGTTTCAAACATTTCTTCAGGTTGTTCTACAAAAGTGTCTTGCAACGAACCTTGGTCCATACCTTCCATTTGAGACTCTGAATCTATAAAATCATTATACCATTCGTGCATGTCTATCCCCTTATAGTTTTTGATTCATACCCCAGAATCCTTGTATCCTATGGGTAGTAGTGACTTTGCCACCATTATGTTTTTCTACTTGCCTTTTAAATTCTCTTAAATAAAACTCTCTTTTTTGAAAATCACCTACATCTTCAAACATTTGAGCTTTTAAATAATATACTACTGCATTTTGTAAATATCTTGGTAGATCTAGTTCAAATGATTCATCTTCCATTTTAGAAACATCTTGATATAATGTTGAGCCTTCAGTTACAGCTCCACCATTATATTTAGTTTTTAATACAAGTGTTGTAGCACCTGATATAGTAGCATTTACTTGATGCAATCCATTTATTTTACTAGACCCTGTTATCAAAATCCAAGAATCTGCAGCTATACTCATAGATGCTACAGTCAAGGATAATAGTCCACTTGACTCAGTATAAGCTGTAATTGCTATTGTATCATCTGCATCGTTAATTCTGTAGTCAGGACTATAAGTATATTTTATTTCAAGGCCATCAGTTACTGCAGTTTGAGGGCTTTTATATTTACCATAATCTTCAGCTCTTAAATCAGTAGACGTAGTGTCTGTTTCTTTTTGAGCTAACCCTATTTTGTTTCCTTCTATATAGTATGCATATGTTTTTCTAGTAGCCATTATGTATTATCCGCATCTGTTATTTGTGGTTTATATACCATTCTTGGTATTGCTTTATATATATCGTCTGAGTTATTGTGGTTTTTGCATCTTACCTCAAGTATCCTAACAGCATCTTGTGGTATTTCATAAAATCTTTGGTCTTTAACTATATCTATTCTTTCATTTTGAACATGAGTTTCTGATATCATATTTATTTCTTCAATTGCATCTTTTATATAAGCAATAGCTCGACCCGTTTGTGTCAATCCAGTTCTTTCCATAATTTCTTGTACTTTCATTTAAGCTCCTTTTTCCTGTTGGGGTGACCCGAAGGCAGAAAAATAATCTTGCTTTAAAGTTGTTAGATTTGCTTGTAATGCTCCTACTAGTTCAACATCTTCATCATCAATTGCATATTCTCCAAGTTTTGCTTCTAAAGCTTTTATACCTGCATACATAACAACTAAATAAACTTTTTCATCCATAAAATACCCTATATCACTATGTGAATAAATTAAAGCTGCTCCTCCTTTGTCTACAGGAACATTGTTTACATAGTACACTTTAAAAGCATCAGGGTCTGAACCAGGTGCAGGAAATACACTTATTTGACCATTATCTCCACACATATATACTGGATTAAATTTTGATGCAAAATGCAAACTAGCTTTATCTGTAACTAAATATTGTAATGATGTGTCTATTTGCTTGCATGGTCTCCAGTTATTACTTGTAGCTCCATCTTCTCGAACTACAGATATAATAGTAGCACCATTTAAATCTAAAGATCCATTTGATGTTTGTTCTGAACTTTCTCTAGCAAACATTTTTGCTTGTTCAGGATGACCAGCAAGCCATTTATTGGTAACATCTAAAACGCCATCTTTTAAAAACTGACTTAATTCAGCTTGTGTTGGATTGGTTCCAGAGCTACCAATAGATAAGCCTGTTAAAGATTCTACTTGAGATTCAAATGTCGCCATTAGTAAGTAGAGTTAGGTCTGCTAAATCTGCTTTTTCTTCTAGTTCTTCTTCGAGGCATTGGTCCAGGACCACCAGTACCAGGAACAGGCATCATAGGTCTTCTCCTGTTTCTCATACCACCTCTCATGCCTGTAGGTCCAGTAGCATTCATTCCATTTGCTCCTATTGCACCAGGTCTTTTCATTTTCATTCTACGTCTTCCAGGCCTATTCATGTCCATAGGTCTCATTGGTTTTCCGTATGCCATAATTACTCCTTATAAGTTTGTTAAATCCCTTCCCCCCTAGTGAAGAAGAAGACCAGCACTAAGGGGGTTGGAATTATTTATTGTTAGCTATTAGCTACAGCTATGTGGTCATTATCACCAGCAAAGCCACTTAATTGCCACCATTTATCTGTACCATTACCTAGCAGGGTAAGCTCAAAAGCATCGCCTTTTACTGCGGCTGCAGCAAATCGAACTGTTTCTTGAGCAGTACCATCTGAATCAGCAGATGCAGTACCAGTATCAGCATGAGCAATAGCTCCATGAATGCAATCAGCATCATCCGCATGACGGTCGATGTCAATTACATTATCAGGAGATGCATCAAGCACGAACTTGTATGTGCATCCTACATCAGTATCTGCAAGTTTAGGTAAAGTATAAATAACAGCACCATCATCAGCTACATCAGCATCAATAACAAAAATACATCCAGAATCGTTTGCACTTAACTGAAGGTCACTTCCTGTTGTTAGAAATACTACTTTTTTGTAGCCAAAGCTAGATGAACTACCTACATATGTCGGTTTAGCCATTATCTACCTCCCTATAATTGGCCATCATCAAAGCACGTTGACGATGTTCCAGAAGTAACAAGTTGTCCATTAACAGCCCAATTTTCGCTATCAATAGCCACACAATGTACCCTAGAACCCGCAAGTCCTCCAGTGGTTGACCCATTTAATGTAATATGGTCATTTGAACCATCAGCATCAGCAGAAAAACTGTCAGCAGATGCACCAGTAGAACATGCAACTACACCTCCTAAAAATCCATCAGTATTAAGAGTATTAGTTTTAATTACATGGTCTGCAGTACAAGTAATAGTATTTACAAAAGTAAATGCTAGGCCTGCTGCTGGTGCTGGCAATTTAAAGCTTGAAGCTCCTGCAGTATCAAACAAACATACTGCACCACTATCTTCAGCGGTAAGAGATACATCTGTACCTCCATTAGCTATAATGTTAACTTTGCCTCTTCCGTATACATTAATGTCATCATCAGCTTTATTTTGTCCGTATAAAGGATTAGCCATATCTTAACCTCCTTATTGTTTCCAGATAGCGTGGCATTCAGGCATTGACCATTCCATACCAGCTTCTGTTAAGATTTGATCTACTCGTCTGTCGACCCCAGAGTTTTCAAGAGTTTGCACTCCTACGTAGACTGATGTGTCTCTATTAATTCCATTACCTACTAATGGTCTATAAGAACAGTATTTCATATTGATACCTAGCATTTTAACATTAGTTCCATCTAGGTGAATATTCCTTACTACGTTCATATCTCCATATACAGTAGATATTGTTGTAACACCAAGACCCATAACATTCTTTTTGCCAGTTGCTACCATATCAGCACTAAAGTTAGAACCAACACTTAAATTGTTATTAAAGTATCCGCTTAACTTGTGTAGCCAATTGTAAACATCTGTGCTGCAGAAAAATACTGTAGCAGTACTGTTATTGTATCTTGGATCAAGAAGATTAGACATATCATCTAAGAAATCATCTTGTGTTTTAGTTGCTGTATTTAAAGTAAAAATATTACCGTTACTTAAAATCCAATCTACAGCACCTTGAGTTGTTCTGTAGTTATCGCTTTGGGCTCCAAACAATAAAGATTGCTCAATATCGAATTTATGCTCAATAAGCTTTTCTTTCCAGATACGTGCCCACTCATCACCTTCATACCTAAGAGCTGTTGCTCTGTCAGTATTATCCATTGCACATGTTGTTTTCCAGATTTGAGTTTGCCCGTATCCAGTTGAAAAAGGCTGATCTTTCCAAGTTTCTGGATAACCAGTACCTTTGTCAAATGTTGATCCTACTACATAAGATCTTTTAGGTTCTAGATAATCAGCAACTGATTTTCCTGAAATATCTATAGCATCTAAAGCATTACCAGCTGCAGAGTATGAAGCTAGTTCAAAATCAGCAGAAGCATTACCTTTACTTACAATCTCAGTTTTTAATATTGCAACTGTAGATGTAGTATCAGTATCAACGCTTGTGATTTTAGCTACTAGATAGCTATCAGGTTGAGATGCTGTTGATTTAGCAGAATCATCAAAAGATGCACTGTAATCAGTAGCATTTGCAGACATGTAAGGTATTTTAATCAATTGACCTGGAAAATAAAAAGTAGGCTGAGTTCCTGCATCACCTACAGATATTTCACCACCAGACTGACCAAACACATTTTGAACATTACCTGCTGATTTATAATCAGTGGCCATAGTGAAGAAATATGTATCACCTGCATCTACATTACCATGTGTTACAGTTGCATCTGTACCTGCTAAAGCAGTTTGAGCAGTTGTACCATGATTAGTTACATATGCATATCTCTTGTTCCATGAACCTCTTTTTTCTGTGAACTTGAATTGTGGATCATCAGTAGGCTTTTTTGCTACCATACTAACAAACCTAAAGAAAGGATCCTGTGCTAATGCTAGTTCAGATACTCGGTCTCCGAAATTAAACTTTCTACGAAGATCACCAGTATCTAGCGTTGAACCGCCACTGCCAGGACTATCTGTATCCGAAAACGACCCTATATTACCATGAGTGGTATAAGAGGAATTTCCGCCATATAATACGTCAGACATTGTGTACTCCTATTTGTTATCCCTCTATCAACTGTGCAACATGCACCTTCTAGTAGGGAGTTATTGTTATTGTTCGGAGTAGGTTGTCTTAAATTATTTTTGCCTAATCACCGAACAGGTTATCTACACCGCCATCAAGTCCTAAAATAGTATCGAAAACATCGCTTTCTGGATCTTTTTTATTACCTTGATTATTGGCTCCACTGGCTGTAGTAGGCATTTTTTGCACACTCTTCATTTGATTAAGCATATCTTTTCTGGTAGATTTAGCAGTATTTGCAGCAACTTTATCTTTGTTCATTAAATAATTAACATCTTCTAAAGTCAAGACATGATTCTTTGCTTTTTGCATAAAAGATTCAAATTGAGTATCTGACATTTTATGCTTCTTTTTAAATGCAAGAGCTTGTCTTTTTTTAGCATTTACTTCTGCTACCTTTTGAGAGTTTTGCTTTTCTTTCTGAAGAACTTGACCAACTCTTTCTTGGACCAAACCATCAACTTGAGCTTGCATAACCTTAGCACTATTGCTATCTGGGTCATTAATTGCTTCTTGCTGATCGAATACAAAATTTTCAGGAAGATTTAATTGTTCCTTTATTGATTTTGTAGGTTTGCCACCATTCATGAGATAATCTCGCACATGATCTACTAAGCCACTATCTTTTTTCATTGCATCAAGAACTGGAACAAATGGTTTTAAATTGTCCAATTCTCTCTTCAACTTTACAGCTTCACGACTACTATCTTTATATCGCTTTTCAAAAGAGGAGCTGCTAGGCCTCTTTGCCACCTTTCTGGAGCCAGCTGGAGGTTGAGGTCGGGTTGCCCTTTGCTGGGAGCCGACACCTGCCTGTTGGGTTGCCTCAGTGTTTTTATCTACTATACTTCCATTTACTTGGTCCTCTAAAGCACTAAAAAACTCTGAGGAGTCTGGAGTTAAAACATTCTTAGCTGCTTCTTCAATAGAATTGCCTTTCATGCCTATAGCCCCTGAGTTGCCTGGTTTTTTATCTGTTGCCATATCTTTCTCCTTTTTTTCTTCAAAAATTCATTATAAGTTAATCATTTTTTTCTGTATTTTCCAAATCTTTTTGAAAATCATCTAAAATTCTATTAACTCTTTCTGTTTCATCTTGTCTATCTTTATTAGAAACTCTTTGTAAAAACTTTTGCTCACCTTCAGTTTTTATGTAAGATTTTTCCATTCTTCCTTTTACATCTTCTTTCTTTTTAGCTATCTCTACTTCAGCAGATTGTATCTTGCCTTTTATACCAGCCTGAACAAGTTGTCTTGATAATGTTTCTATTGTACCCTCTTTGTCTTTTAATGCATCCTGCATGTTTTGTATTTGACCTTGAAGTTGAGAATACATACTTTTTCTTTCCATTATCTTTTCTTTATTTTTAATATCTGCCTCTGATTGCAATGCAATGTCATCAATAACTCCCATTTGCATTAATTGTTTTAGTTCTTCTAAATATGCCCATCTGTTTACAGGTAATGTTGAGCCAGCTACTATCCTAACATCAAACTTTGCATTAGAATAATCCATTGATTTTCCAATAGCTTCTCCCATGTCATTGTAAATAGGTACATTTATTTCCGCTTCTTTTTGTTCTTGTATTGCATTAGGTTGAACTATTCTAAATCTTTTTTGTGCTGTATATATAGATTGACTCATTTGCATTACAATAGTTCCCAGTTGCTTTAAAGAAGGCTCTATAGAATTTTTCATCCATTGTTTTATTCTTCTAGTTCCATACTCATCCATAGCCAACATACCTCTGTATGTTTCGCTACCAGCTCCTGTATCTCCCATCATAGAAGAATATATACCAGCTAAATACTCCATGTCTGATTTGCTTTCTTGTACAATAGTAAAAAATGCATTAGATAATGGAGCAGGCATCACTGGGGTTGGTCTTTCTACACCTGGCCGCACAGGTAACAAAGCTCCAGGGGCGGCTGAATATTTTTCCCATAGCTCTGCATCAACAGATCCTTCTTCGTACATCCACCTTAAACTTGATCCCAGTGAAGCATTATGCACCATAATTTGATGTGCTTTGTTTATTTCTTGCTGTTTACCTACAAGTGGAGCTACAGCACTAATTGGAAATGGAGTTCCTGTCCACTTAAAATGAAATGGAACAATTGGATACTCTGTTACATTAGCAGGGAATATTTCTTCATATAAAACTTGATCTCCTGCTATGCAAGTTTGTTTTATCCTAGTTCCATAAAACTGCACTTTATCAACTAGATTTTGTGCAAATGTTTCATCTTGCATTAATAAATTAAACTCTTTTTCAGTTAATACTTGATTTTGTATTTGCGATTCAGCCATTTGTAATTGACTCATACACTCTTGATAATAACCTTCAAGCTGTGCTTGCATAGTTTCTTGAGTTTTTTTCAATTCAAGTTCATATCTTTCAGGTAGCATTTTGCCTGCCTGAACAGCTGCTTCCATTTGTTGTTGTTGCTCTAGCAGTTGAACTTGTTGTTCAGCTTCCATTTCTTTCATCATTACATCGCATTGACTTTTTATTCCTTGCAATGTTTTTTGGTCAGGCGGTATTCTATAAAATGCATTTACATATGATACTTTGACCTTTTCATACAGCTCAAAGAACTCTACTAGCTGGTCCATTTCACCTTTTTGGTCAATACCAAAATTGCTATTTTCATTTGCATCGTTGTACATAAATAGTTTGTGCTCTGCATCACCCATTGATCTTGCAGACCAAGATCTTTGAGACCTTTCATCGCTAGATGCTTTATTTATTTTTGCTTTAAACTTGGGAAATAAAGTTATCAAATGATTTTTAGGTAATACTTTTCTAATAAGAATATATGCTGCATCTTTAAATAGCATATCTCTAGACTTAGGGTCAACAAACAAATCAAAAGGTTCTGGCTGTTGTATTTTTACTTCACCCATTCCATTGTCAGCATCTTTATCTACATTAACTAATAAATAACCAATACCTTTTGTTATGGAATCATTTATAGCATTAGAATATAATGTGTTACCATCAGAAAGATTCCAAATATAATCTGCTAAATCAGAAAATACCGCAGCTACATCTATGTCACTACCCTCTACACCTATAGCTTGCCACCTAGGTTGCTGTGCAGTTGCATAAAAGTTTAACATTTCTACAACAGGCATAATCCTGTTTATAGTAAATGTAGGCATTCCTTGTTCTTCTAACGAGTCTTTTTCGTCTTGAGATAATTGTTCGTCATGTGCAAACTCATATCCCTTTTGATTAATAAACTCCCATTGTTTCCTAGTCCAGTTATTTGATAAATGATACAGTTGTCTTACTATATCTGCTTTTTTCTTTTTAGCCATTATTCTCCCCTAATTTCGAAGTGTGGAAAATCATCAAATTGATTATCATCTACTTCAAAGTTCATGTTCCAGTCTCCTCCCCATCTAAGATCAATACCCATTCCCTTAGCTATCCCAATAACAAAACCTGCAAATAAGTGGAAACGCTCACGATCATCCCAGTCAATAGGATAAGGGGCCACATCAACAGCCCTACTAGGATCAGCGTTATGACGGCCATTTGGATATTTGACCTTTGTCTTTCCTTCTTCAAACAATTTATCTTGTCTTTCAGCACTTCTGTGTCCCTCCAGTATACTGCAATCCACATGTTTAATTACTTCATTAAATATTTTTTGCAACCTATCATCGCATGTTGCCAACCTTTTCTTAGAACTGTTTCCAAATTTAGGCATATAATCTCCTTTATGCTATAACCCAGCTTCTGGGTTTCTTTTTTCTTTTAGACCAACTGCCTTTATTTTGTTGCAATCCTTGCGGTGGGTATGAATACTTGCATGCATATGCTAATGCATCTATAGTATCGTCATGAGC